CGTGGCTAGCTTCGGCCGGGCTTGGCACGGCTAGGCAGGGCGGGGCTAGGCGCGGCTTGGCCGGGTTTGGTGTGGGCAACAACGAGAGGGGGGACGGATGAAGAACAGATCACCACCGTGGTGAGAAGGAAGTGACATCAACATGAGCAACCAAACTCCAAGAAGGAAACAGCAGTGGGCTAGTAGCACAAACGCAGGAGCAACCAACAACACAAGAAGGAGGGCGTCGTGAGAATCACGATCCCAAGGAACGACGACGAGGCCAGACAGGTCTCTGTCGAAGCCACGCTCCGGGGCTGGGCGCTGGCTGGCTACGTGGCCAGCCAGGTCGAGGTCGGCGAGCCGGGTGGCACCGGAGCCAACCAGCACGCCGGAGCAGCGCGCAATACTGCGCGCTGCACACCTCGTGAGTTTGCCGCCAAGGGGCTGCGAGGACTCCGGTCGGACAACACCGTGCGGCTGTACGCACAGCGGTGGCGGGACTACATCGGTCGACCACCAGTACCCGGGCAGGAGATCGACATCCCGGACATCGACTGGCCGCCACCACCACCGGCAGGCAAGACGCCGGCAACCAACACCAAGGCAGCCAAGTCTGCTGCTGAGGCGAAGACCGTGGCTGATGCGATCGTCTCCAATCCAGCCGCGGCGAAGGCTGCAGTACAGGCTCTCGTCTCGACGAGGAAGGGCAACGACGCCATCAACAAGGAGCGGAAGGAGAGGATCCGCACCAAGGCGAACGAGGACCCTGCGGCACGTGAGCGGTTGGAGAAGTCCGAGGAGGTGATCAAGCAGGCGATCGCTGATGACGTCGAGCTGACCAGGATCACCACTCGTCGCAACCTGCTGACCATCGACATCTGGATCAAGGAATGGGCAAGGATCGGAGACGCCCACGCACTCGATCAGGTCGGCCTCATGCTCGACGAGGTCCGGGGCGTCATCGCCGAGCAGGCCCAGGCTCTCACGCCGGAGATGTTCGTAGATGGCGATGAGAACGGCGATGAGGACTCGGATGGCGGTGAGAACCATGACCGGAATATCCAGGGATGAGTGGTACCTACGGGTCCGCACCATCATCCGGACCATGTCCACCCTGCGAGACCATCGAATCAGCCAGCATCAGCTGGCCGAGATCGCCAGCCGGCACGTCTACACGCCGGTGACAGCAGGGTGGGTTCAGTGCCACTGGGACACGATCACCCGGGAGACACACGACGACCACCCGGATCTCTTTGTGTTCCGCCCGATGTCGCAGTGGGGCTGGTACGTCGGAGCGACCACGAACATCAGCTACGCCAAGATCACGCTGTTCGAGCGTCATCGGCAGGCGAGAAACCGGATGCTCTGGGACCTTCGCAACAGCGGGATGCGTGACCTGGCAAGACTGGATCCGGATGTCGCCGCGCTGACTCAGCGGTACGACGAGTTCATCAATGGACCAGATCCTGTCGATGAGCAGTACAGGCAGCTGCTCGACAGCCTGGCCGAGCTGCCGGTGGTCACGGCGCTAGACACGATCGGGCTGTAGCTCAGTCCGACTGAAGCACCAGCCCGGCGGGGTGTTGAAGCCCCGCCGGGCACCTGGTGCAGGTGGATCGGCCACCTGCCCACAGCAGAAGAAGGGTAGTGCAGTGGTAACAGCAACACGAGGAAATGGTGTGGTCCCGGCCGAGGCCGTGGCACTGGCCGGCGATGTCAGCAACGCCGGCGAGTCCACGATTCTGGCGGATGCGCCGTATCGGATCTCGGTGACGGTGGTGGGGACATCGGCGATTCTGTTCCACCGCTGGCAGTCAGACAGCGTCGAGGCCAAGGCCAAGGCGGCGAAGGGCTCGACGGCGAAGAAGACCGACGACGTCGACTCCTACGTCTGGAAGGACGACGAGGATCACATCTGCCTACCCGGTGAGTACCTCCGCGGATCGCTCATTGATCCTCGCAACGGTGCCGCCAAGTACCTCCAGGATCCCCGGTCGCCCAGGAAGTCGGCACTGGATCTCTACCGGGCAAGCGTGATCAGCCTGACGGACCTGGCTCCGATCACGAAGGCTGGCGGTGGACTGGCCACGAACTGGGACTACCTGGATCGCCGGCGGGTCACCGTGCAGCGCCAGGGGGTGACCAGGGAGCGACCGGCCTTCAACGCCGGCTGGTCGGCGACGGTGCTGTTCATGGTTCAGTCACCGGCGTACGTCCCACCGGCCTCTCTCCACGAGGCACTCAACCAGGCTGGCCGGCTGGTCGGAGTCGGTGACTTCCGGCCGTCGTTCGGCCGGTTCCAGGTGAGCCACTTCGAGGTCTTGTCAGACGAAGCCGTCGTCTGATCCAGAGCTTCGTGGCTTGGCGCGGCTCGGCAGGACAAGGCGAGGCTGGGCCGGGCGAGGCTGGGCGAGGCTGGGCCCGGCATGGCGGGGCGAGGCTGGGCATGGTGTGGCATGGGTACGGAGCCGGGTCGGGGAGTGATCTCTGGCCCGGCACTCGCGTGGCGTGGCCGGGCCTGGCTTGGCCGGGCAGGGCCTGGCGAGGCGAGGCGCGGCACGGCTGGGCGTGGCGTGGGAATACGGAGCGCGGAGTGGTAGGGCGTGGCACGGCTTGGCAAGGTTGGGCTTGGCAGGGCCAGGCAGGGCCGGGCGTGGCATGGGATCAATCAATCAACAGCAGGGAGCAACCGATGGATGACGAGGCGACGACGCAGGCCAAGGCCACGGCGTGGCGGGAGTGTGTGGCCTGGTTCGCCTACTGGCCACAGATGATGTTCGGCCCGGACTACCGGGTGTCACAGACCGTGCTCGACGCGATCGAGTCGGCCAATCCCTACGACCCGGATCCGGTGCAGCTGCAGGCCGGCGTCGACGTCGAGCAGGTGGCGGAGGCGATGGCCCGAGCCCGTGACCTGCCTGGCTGGAACACCAGGACGTCGGGCACCGACAGCAGTCAGGCATTCGCCGATCGCCTCCTGCTGGCCCGGTGGATCAGTGCGATGCACCGCGAGCTCGAACTGCTCAGTGAGCGAGCGGCTCAGTTGGACTGAACGGCGAGGCGGGGCAGGGCGAGGCTGGGCAGGGCCTGGCGCGGCTGGGCATGGCGTGGCGCGGCCAGGTCGGGTAGGGCTAGGCAAGGTGCGGCGTGGCGAGGCAGGGCAGGGCAAGGCAGGGCGCGGCTAGGTCTGGTGTGGCTTGACACGCCATGGCGTGGCGAGGACAGGCGCGGCTCGGCCAGGCCAGGCAGGGCGGGGCTTGGCGAGGCGAGGTTTTGACAATCAGCACTTTGGTACACAGATCTGGCTAGGCTGACATCCCCGGCCGGACCCGCAGGTAGCTCAACCCCCCGAGCCATCCTCCCCAACGGGTCCGGCTGGCCCCTTCTTGCATGGCGCGGTTCGGCAGGGCCTGGCGTGGCGCGGCTGGCCGGGGCTAGCAACGGCTCGGTGCGGCTGGGTGGGCCTAGGTCCGGCTAGGCGTGGCAGTGCGTGGCAGGGCGCGGCTTGGCATGGCTTGGCCAGGTGAGGCCAGGCAGGGCAGGGCGCGGCAGGGCGTGGCTAGGTCTGACGTGGCAAGGCATGGTCAGGCTCGGCAGGGCTAGCTACGGCTTGGCATGGTGAGGAATGGCTGGCATGGGCACGGCTCGGTTGGGCATGTCTAGGTTGGGCCGGGCTAGCAGCGGCTCGGCATGGCGTGGCACGCAGAGGTTCGGCGGGGCAAGCGAAGGGCGCGATCACCAGGTGGTTGGTGATCGCGCCCTTTTTCATGCCCTCATTCAGTCGGACTGAACCTCAGCCAGCTCGTCGTCTGTTGCCTGCCTGGCCAGGACCGCGGGCGACGCCGGTTGGGTGCCAGTGTTTTTGAATGGCTTGCGGCACCTGACGCGTTCATGTGGCCCACGACCAGTGACCGTCGTCGGATCGCGTCAGGCGGACACATCGGGCGTGTATCCAGCCCCACTCTTCTGTGTGTCGGATCGCGATGCCAGCGACCCACTTACGCTTGCACTTCGCGCACCAGCCAGGGTGCATGGCCTTGATGTTCTTGCTCACTGGTTGCTCCTGATCGTGGTTACGTAAAAGACCCAGTCCCCACCGGGATGAACGATCCCCGCGCTTGATGCATGTACCTTTGCCCCCTGTCGGGGTTCGCTGGAGGGCAAGCCCTCAACGGCGGTCGATGTACGGGCCTTGCCTGGGGGTCCTGCCCAAGCCTCTCGTCTAGCCGCATCTCTGGGCGCCTGTCGTGTTGGCGCACGGCTCCATCGGGGCGGTATGATGGTCTTGTCGTTGAGACAAACTGCCCAGGAATGTCTCCGACCACACCCCAGGATGACTTCCATCATCGCTGGGGCTTTCACTTGCTTCCGACCCTATCGCGAGGGTCTTTAACTTGCAACTACCAGTCTATCAGAATTCCTGTCATGTGTACAGGCTGTCTCACATACTGGACGGTTGACTTAAAGGTTGACTTTCTTGACGTTCTACCTATGCGGTAATAGAATAGACACGTCACTACAAGAAGAAGGAGCAGCCTCTCATGGCGAAGGCGGAGATGGACACGGCAGAGCGTAACAAGCAACTGGGTATTGCGTACAGCCGTGCCAGCAGAGACCTGCGAGATGCCCACCGGGACGAGTTCAACAACCTGTACCAGCGATGGGCCCGGGAACTGGGCATCGACTGGGAGCCGAGACTGTCCAAGGAGGATGCCGCGCTCAACCAGATCCAGAAGCTACTGGCCGAGTTCCCGGAACTGGCCGGCAAGATCCAGCCGCTTCAGTCCGCCTGAAACGCCAGAGCCGCCCAACGCCGCTACCACGGCAGGGCGGCTCTGAACCGGAGCAACCAACTCCTGTCTCACAGGTCTGACCCTGTTCGACGTCCCCATGGTATCGGGACGAGACCCCCTCTGGCGTGTCGCCACACGGGCGGAGCAGGGTGACCCTCACACCCGTTCCAGTCTCTTGAGGAGTGCGTCCATGCTCGCACCAGCAAGCCCGTCAGCCCGGCCTCTACGCAACGCCAGCGGCCCACCGACCCGATACACCGGGACAGGGGGTGACCTCGCTCAGAGCGCCACACAGGCCCTCTCGTGACCGGGCCGGAGATCCTCGAAAAGCTGGAGCGGGTCAGAGTCAACGGACCAGGCGCCTGGCTGGCCAGTTGTCCGGTCCCCGACCACGGCAAGGGCCGCGGTGACACCGACCCGAGCCTCTCGATCGCCCACCGGGACGGCCGGGTGCTGTTCTCCTGCATGTCCGGGTGCAACACCCAGGATGTCCTGGCCGCACTCGACCTCGACTGGCCCGACCTGTTCGACGAGCCACTCACCAACGAGCGTGGGGTCAAGGTCTGTGAGTGGATCTACCAACGGCCCGACGGCACGCCGTACATGATCGCCGAGCGATGGCAGACACCGACCGGGAAGCGGTTCGTCCAACGGCTGCCCGGCGCCGACAAGCCCGGACTCGGGCGGGGCTTCAAGCCAGCCCTCTACAAGCTGCCCAAGGTGCTCGATGCGGCCCGGGCGGGGGAGGAGATCTGGATCGTCGAGGGCGAGAAGTGCGTATCGGCCGCGGAACGACTCGGTCTGGTCGCCACCACCGCACCGGCGGGGGTCAACAGCTGGCGGGACTACTACGCGGACTGGCTGAAGGGTGCCAGCCGGGTGAACATCATCGCTGACAACGACGAGCCGGGGATGCGCTACGCCGCCACCGTCGCAGCCTCCCTCAAGGGCCGAGACATCCCGGTGAAGACCTGGAAGTGCGCGATCGACCGACCGAAGGCCGACCTGTACGACCATGTGCTCGCCGGCTACGGGCTCGAGAATCTGGTTTCAGTCAAACTGAACCGGCTCAGGCCGCTGGGGATGAACGCCGACGACCTGATGATCACCGAGTTCCTCCCGATCACCGAGGTCATCCCGGGTCTGCTCCCGGCGGGGCTCGGACTGCTCGGTGGGGCACCGAAGGTCGGCAAATCCCTGCTGGCCCTGGACTTCGCCATCTCCGTGGCGCGTGGCTGCCCGACCCTGGCCGATGTCGACACCAGGCAGGGCTCGGTGCTGTTCCTCAGCCTCGACAACGACTCCATGAGGCGCACGCAGTACCGGATCGACAAGCTGATGCACGACAAGCACATCAGCCCGGGCTGTCGGCTACCGATCGAGTTCCACACCGAGTTCCCGGTGGGCGATCAGGCCATCGCGGCGTGCATCGAGTGGGCCAACGACCAGAAGGACTCCGGTCGGCGCCCGCTGCTCATCGTGGCGGACACCCTAGCCAGGATCGAGCCCAACTTCGAGGGCTCGTCGTACGAGAACAGCTATCTAGCCTCCACCGCACTGCTCGCGCGGTGGTCACGGATGGCAGAGGAGCTCGACCTCGCCCTGCTGGCCGTCCACCACGATCGGAAGGGGGAGGACGAGGACTGGGTCAACAGATTCACCGGATCCAGAGGCATTACTGCGTCGGCGCAGACCTTGATGTTCGTCGACGTGCCCCGCGGACAGACCGAGGGGCACCTCCGGGTGGCCGGACGTGACCTCGGGACGCTCGATCTGAGGGTGGAGCGGAAGGGGTGGACCTGGGTCACTCCCGATGGAGCAGAAGTTGACGCAAACAAGCAACCCACCTGGAAGCCGAAGGTTGTCCAGGGTGGAAAGGAACAACCAACATGATGGATCGCACCAAGATCATGCACGCACTCGACAGCTACATCGACTGGGCGCGGGACCGCACCGACCTGTCCCTGGCGGAGGAGTCCGGCACGGCCCGGTCGAACGACTGGGCCCGTAGTGATGACGTCGGCTGCGAGGGGTACGACAATGTGGCCGGCCTACTGGCCGAACTCGTCGGCTTCGACCTTGAGGGTGCCGTCACAGCAGAACTGGCGGACGTCCTGTGAAGCCTAAGCCTGTACAGGTGACGCTCTGCAAGGTGTGCGGCCTCCCCTGGGCTCGGCACCTGCTCTACGCGCGGCACCGAGAAGACCAGAGAGTGAAGCTGAGCGACTGCGTTGCCCTGCTGAGGAGTGAGCGGACCGGTCCACCAGGTCCCCAGGGGGCCGTGGGTCCGATGGGACCGATGGGACCAGCCGGTCAGAGCGCATGAGCAAGATCCCCGACGAGTCCCGGGTGCTGGTCGGCACCCGGGACGGAAATCGATGTCAGCGGTGCGGCGTACCATGCGCACCCCACTGGCATCACCGCAGGAGTCGCAGCGTCCACGACGATCACACCCACTGCTCCTGCAACGGTGTCCTTCTGTGCCCAGAGTGTCACGGCTGGGTCCATGCCCATCCCCAGATGGCTCGCGAGACGGGCTTCATCGTCAGCCGATCGGCCAGCTTCCCCGGCCTGATTCCGTACAAGTCCCCCTGGGGGATGCTCACGCCGAACTGCACAGGAGGATTCAGTGCCAGGTAGGAGATGTAGGTGCGGCTGCGGCGGAACACCCAGGTTGAATCGAAACTACGTACTGGGGCACAAGCCGCGGACGGTCGAGGGTCGGATCATGGCCAAGGTTACGGTCCGGACGTCTGGCTGCTGGGAGTGGACAGGCGCACATACCAAGACCGGTCACGGGCACATCAACATCGCCGGGAGGTACCGGGGCGTCCATGTCGTGATGTACGAGATCAAGGTCGGCCCGGTCCCTGATGGGATGGAGCTTGACCACCTCTGTCGGAACCCACCGTGCTGCAACCCTGACCACCTTGAGCCGGTGACCCACCTAGTCAACGTAGACCGTGGCCAGTCGCCGATGATCGTTGCTCACCTAGCTGGAACCTGTACGAAAGGACATTCCCTTGCCGAAGAGGCGTGCTATCGGAAAGGCACCAACCGTGTCGTCTACTGCCGGGCCTGCCGGAGAGACAAGCGAGCGCATGACCGAGTCCGACCTGCAGAGGTTGGTGATTGAGGCCGCACAGATGTACGGCTGGAAAAGTCAGCCACTTCCGCCCGGCGCTGACCGCCAAGGGCTGGCGCACGGCTGTCGAAGGGCATGCCGGCTTTCCCGATCTGGTGCTGGCCAGGGCTGGCGTCGTCATCGTCGCCGAGCTGAAGACCGAGCGCGGCAAGCTGACCGCGGCACAGGCCGTCTGGCGTGAGGCACTGGGGGACTGCTACCGACTCTGGCGTCCGCACGACATCGGAGCAATTCTGTCCGAGCTTCGTGGTAGATCAGTCGGACTGAAGGCGGTCAGCCGCGGTGATCGCCCCAGTGCGTGAGCCGGCCACGACGCTCGTTCTCGGCCCGGGTGAAGGCCAGTGCCCTCTTGTTGCTGTGCAGCCCGAGCGCCAGTGCGGCATCGAAGCGTCCGGTCAGTCTGGCTTCGTAGTAGGTCTGCCGCCACATCGCCTCGACCTCCTTGTCGAACCGCTCCTTGGCACCGGAGAGCCAGACCAGCCGCTCGATGGCGTCGTGCGGGGCGGCCGAGAAGTCGATCGTCATGGTCCTGTCGGAGTTGGTCACGGTCGACATACTATCCTATTTGGGTATAGAATAGGAACGTCTACAACAGCACAGAAGGAGCAACCATGCCGCTCACAGCGGAGCAGATCAAGCGATTGCTGACCCCGGTCCGGGGTGACCGGATCGTCCAGAAGCAGGGCAACTCCTACGTCCCGACACATGAGGTGAAGGCCGAACTCAGCCGAGTCTTCGGACCGGGCAACTGGGACCACACCATCCACGATCTCCGCCTGCTGTGGGAGACCGAGTTCTACGACGAGGCCAAGAAGAAGACCTTCTACCGGGCCTGCTACCTCTGCGCCTGCACGCTCCGGATCCGCGACTACGAGGGCAACCAGATCGCCCAGGTCACCGAGTACCACGCCGAGGCGAACTCGAACCTCCCGGACCGCGGTGAGGCTCACGCCATGGCCGTGACCAGCGTGGAGTCCTACGCCCTGCGCCGGGCTGCGCTCGACCTCGGTGACGCCTTCGGCCTGCACCTGTACGCCGACGGCCAGTTGGCCCCGCTGGTCCGGGGCTCACTCATCTTCACCGACCAGGAGTCGCCACTGTTCAGTCCGCCTGAACCGCCGACGGAGAAGCAGCAGAGCGCGCTGCAGCACTCGGTCGGAGCGCAGCTGCAGGGCGCGATCAACACCCTGCAGCAGGGGCTGGGTGCCTCCCCGGTCAACGAGGAGGCCAACGCATGAGCACCACCGTGACGACCGAGCGACCGAAGCCGGCCATCTGTCCGGAGTGCAGGGTCGGCAAGCACGGCAACTGCGATACCGGGGCATGGGACTTCGACACCGACATGCCGACCCGCTGCGACTGCTGGGCCAACAATCACGAGGGCTCGCGCAGGTGAGTACCGTCGCCACGCAGGATCCTGCACTGCAGGCCGTAGCGATGGCAGTGGCAACCATCGTCCTCGACCGAGCCGTGATGGGCGGCGACGTCGGGGACCTGTGGGAGGAGTTCCCCGACGTCGGGGAGAACGACTGGATCCGGATCAGCGATGCGGTGACACACATCGCCCAGGAGCTGTACCCACCACCCACGGTCCTTGACGAGGCATACGCAACGCTGGCAAGGAGAGCAACCAATGACTGACGAGATGCTGGAACGACTGCCCGTACGTCCGATGAGTGAGATCGAGTCTCAACTAGCGGTCGAGATCTACGACTCCCTGAACGACTTCAGCGAGAACACCGACCGGAGCCTGCAGGCCACCGACAACCGGATCGGGGTCAGTGACCTCGGCTTCTGTTCGGAGCGGGTGCGCCGGTCGATCGCCGGCATCCCCGAACCGCCGATCGACCAGCTCCCTGCGTTCATCGGAACCGCCATCGGCGACTACGTTGAGCAGGCCCTGTGTCGGGTCTGGCCCGACGCGATCCGGCAGAGCGAGGTAGCTGTCACCCTGCACGGTGACCAGGGATCCTACCGGCTGATCGGTCACCCGGACATCGTCCGGCCGGGTGGACTGCTGCTGGATGTGAAGACCAGCTACCGCCTCGGTCTGCCCCGCCGAATGGGCCCGAGCCAGTACCAGCAGTTCCAGCGGCACTGCTACGCCAAGGGCGCCTATGACGCCGGGCTGTTCGACGACGGCGTGCTGCAGTCCGACATCCTGGTCGGCAACGTCTGGGTCGACCGGTCGGCCCAGGAGCGCGAGGTCTATCTCCAGGTCGAGCCCTTTGACCCGTTCGTGGTCGACACGGCTGCTCGCTGGCTTGATGATGTCGTCTACTCATTCAGACATGACGAGCAGGCCCGCAAGGAACCACCGCGCGAGATGTGCTTCAAGGCCTGTGGTCACGCCCCCGACTGCCGGGGGACGGATACCGACGCCCGCGGTCTGATCATCGACCCGGAGCAGCTGACCGCCGTTCAGATGTACGCCGACGCGCTGGAGATGGAGCGCACGGCCAAGGCCATGAAGGACGAGGCGAAGTCCGCGCTCGACGGAGTGCATGGCTCGACCGGACAGTTCACCGTGAGGTGGACGAAGGTTGGTGGTAGCCATGTCGAGTTCGACCGGAAGCCCTACGAGAAGCTCGACGTCCGGAAGCTGCGCTCGTAGCCTTCAGTCGGACTGAGCTGGGATAGTTCGGCCATGACGTTCACGCCACTCCCCAAGGTCATGCTCGCTCCTGTCGAGGATCTGATGACAGCCCTCGAAGGAGCCGGCGACCAGATTCTCTCCCGGCTCTACTACGCCGAGCAGGACGCGCTGTGGGCGGCAACAGCCATCGCCGATCTGTACGCCTCCATGGCAGACCTGCTGATCGACCGGTTCTGGAAGTTCGCCGGAGCCAACGCCAGCGCTGACCCCGGGGTCGGGCGTGTCGCCATTGCCAACCTGGCCGGCCTGGATCGCCTGTTCGCGATCAGCACGATCGACGCGGACAACAACGCCGCACTGTTCGGTGGCGTCGGCCAGGGCTCGACGGCCGTCCTGACCGATGACCCGAGCACGCCGCCGATCACCACGTTCCGGCACTACCTCATCACCACGGACCTGACCGACCATGGGACGTGGGTCTCGTTCAAGGCCACCCGAGATGCCACCTACGGCACGCCGACCGCTCCGCCGATCGACTCACGGGTACGCCTGATCTTCCGCTGAAGGAGCAACCATGGCCGGCCATCGGATCACCTACCTGGAAGCAATGGACGGCAAGTGCCAGGCACGGTGTTCGTGCAAGGCCAAGTCGACGTTCGGCAGCAGGGCCGATGCCGATGAGTGGACCTATCGCCACCACGAGCTGGTCGAGCAGGTCAAGGCTCACCTCGGCAGCAAGACACCGTCACTGAGGTCGCAGCGAGACTGGTTCCGGTTGCAGGCCGATGATCCCGAGAACACGCGGGACGACCGGGACCTCTGGCGACAGCTGGCCGACGAGGTCGACCGGCACATGGCGAGCAAGGTGCCGGTCATCCAGTCCGAGACCCTGTTCTGATCAGTAGCAACTGGCCTGATACCAGCCACTGATCGGCTGGCTGGCCAGTGGTGTCCCATCGCTCAACCGGTAGGCCGTGCCATTCAGGTGGTCGGTCGCCGGGTTGAGTATGACACCCATGCCGATCAAGCCACTCGGCGTGAAGTAGGCCGAGAGCACACCGGAGAGACCTGTCAGGTCCGCCGCCGGCACGGCGGTGAAGTTGCCGTTCGCATCCGTCGTGGCCGTCACTGGATGCGTCACGACCGTGATCGGAAGCCCGTCGGAGTACGGGCCGGACAGCTGCAGGATCGCGGCGCCCGCGCGCCACTTCGTCGTGTAGGTGGCCGGCTGCCAGGCCGCACCGTCCCAGTAGTCGATCCGCCCCGGAGCGGTGTCGAGCATGGTCAGCGTGTTGACCCGCGGGCTCGACATGGCCGCGGACCGCATGCTCGCGTCGGTGAAGTGGATGACGACGCTCGACATGCCGGCATCGGTCAGGCCGAGTCCGGTCGGGAAGGTGCCGAGCAGCCGGTTGGTGTCGGCCACCGCGCCGAGCGGAGTGCCGGCCGAGCCATCACCCTGCAGCGTGAGGTCGTGCTGGACAGCTCCGGTCGGCGCCACCGTGGGAGCTGCCGGCTGCCACTTCGACGTCGCGGTGTTCCAGGCCAGCACCTGGGCGTTGCCGGGCGTCGAGGCATTGACGTCCGGGATGTCGTCGAGCTTGGCCGTGGCCGCGTAGCGGGTCTCGACCACCCACGGCGTGGCAGAGCTGCCATCACCAGTGACGATGACGTCGAAGCTCTGGTTGTGACCACCGACGAGCTCCCCGTCCATGCTCAGGATGAACGGATCGTTCGGCTGGCCGGAGCCGGTGACGTGAAGCTGACCGGTCGTCTCGATCTTGCAGGAGCAGGTTGCCCCCTGGCCGCAGCATGATGGCATTTGTTGCTCCTTCAGGTGTGCTTCAGTCTGACTGAATGTCGCGGCGCGGTCATCTCTAAGGGATCAGGATCGACTGGACGGCGGACAAGATCTGCTCGTCCGTGATCACCGTGTCATCTTTGCCCGGTGCCGGATTGCCATTGGCAAGGGCGTAGGCGTAGGCGTCGCCGAAACCCGGCTGTGCGGCCATCAGCCAGGCATGACCACCAGCCCAGGACATCGGGTTCTCCGCGTCCAGATCACTCACCGTCTCCGTCGCGTAAGCGGCCGCCACTCGGTTCAGGAAGTCACCGTCACCGGCCAGCAGGGCGATGTCGTAGTAGGCCATCTGTGTCTCCTAGTCGATCAGCCACGAGGTGTTCGGGAAGTTGTAGTACGTCGAGCCGGTGGTGCCGAGCCGCAGGCGGACCACACCCGTGTTCGGGTCGATGTCGATCCTGGTGTTGTAGGTGTTGGATGTGCCGGAGAGCACCGCGTAGATGAAGACGTTCAGTCCGAACGAGGACGAGGGACGAAACCCTGCCGGAACGACCCCGACGCTGTAGTCGGCCACCGCGCTGATCCCGGTGTTCGACCAGCCGCCTCGGCAGTAGACGACGTTGTTGATCTTGCGCACCTGGGGTGGGGTCGACCCGTTGGCCGCGAACCCACCGGAGATGGTCACTGCCGTCCAGCCACTATCGGTGTCGGTCCCGGCCGGCCCCTGCGGACCGGTCGGCCCGGTCGCACCTGGATCACCCTTGGGGCCCTGTGGACCGGGCACCGTTGAGTCGGCACCGGTCGCGCCCGTCGGACCGATAGGCCCTTGTGGGCCGGTCAGACCTATCGGTCCCTGGGCACCGGTCAGACCGGTTGCACCGGTGTCTCCCTTCGGCCCCTGAGGTCCCGTGGCTCCGGTCGGTCCCGTCGCCCCTGCGGGACCCGTAGCTCCCGTGGGTCCGGTCGGTCCCGGTGGTCCAGGCGGTCCAGGCGGTCCCTGCGCGCCACCACCGGTGGCCACCTGAGCCCAGGCCGAAAACACTCGCTGGCCGGTGGTACCGGGCGAGAACGTCCTGATATAGCTGACCGGCGGGGTGGTGCCGCCGTTGTACTCGACGACCTGCTCGAACCCGTATCCGTCACTGGTGGCCTGGCTGGTGCCCATCCAGTAACGGGTGCCTGCCGGTGAGTTCTGCGACCCCGGCAGGGAGTGGAACATCCCGTTGAAGGAGGTCTCCGACTGGCTCCAGTCCTGGATCTCGACGCTGTTCGGGCTGATGCCGGGACCGAGGAGATCGACCGCGGACGTGACCAGCGGACGCCGCTCCTCGTGGAGCATCCGCTTCTCCATGTCGCGCATCCAGTCGGCACCGGTGACCTGTGCCCGCCATGCGTTGCTACCCCCGATGTCACACCTCCCTAGTTCGCCGCGTCCGCGGCAGCCTGGTCGGCATCCGGATCCTGGCCGTTGTTCGGCGCCGGCGACAGCACGACAGCCACCTGCTCGTCGCCAGCCTCGTAGTTCACGCTGACCGAGTCGAGCTTCTGCCACTGCACGACATTGCGGGCCGTGTTGGACGACCGCAGCGGCATCCACACGCCGGGGATCAACTGCTGGAACCCGATCATCACCCGAGGACTGAGGGTCGCGTTGTCCGGCACTCGCACGATCAACGGAGACGGCCAGCGGCCGGAGATGTTCCGCTTCGCCTGGTCGCTCAGCGTCTTCTGCATGGCGGCAATGGCCTCAGGTGTCGCCGCATCGGGGCTGGCCGACGAGGTGTCCGCGTAGGACGAGGCCAGCTGCTCGACCGGACCGTACGGCTTGGACGGTCCGAACGGCCCGAAGTTGGTCGGCCAGTCCGGCTGTCCGACCGCCCAGCCATAGACGCCGGATCCGTTGGTCACCGCCTGGAAGGTCGCCAGCTGCATCCCGTACTCGGTCACGATCGGAGCCGCGGAGAAGTCGCCATCCCGCAGCTCCGGGAGCCGACCGACCGCGCGGTGCGTGTCCCAGAGCAGGATGCGTCGACCGACCGTGGTGTAGTCCAGACCGGCCGTGGCCGCCAGGTCGTCGACCTCCTCCCAGGCTGTCCGCGACCAGTCCGCCACGACTCGGGACTCGTTGGCATCGTCGGGCCACTCCAGCGCGGTCAGGTAGCGCAGCACGTTCGGATCCCACGGCGCGAGTGCGTCGGTGATCAACAGTGCGGCACGCTTCACCACCGAGAGCAGCCCGAGGTACTGGTCCGGCTCACCTCCCGTGCCCTTCTTGATCAGTCGGTAGGCGTCGTTGTAGCCCTGCCTCATGATCCGCCGGTAGACGTAGGCCATCACGTCCTTGGCTTCGATCTCGACGTTGTCCACGGTGTAGGTGATCCTGGTGATCGGGCCCTCCCAGACCCGCACGCCGTCACGGAAGACCACCAGCTCATGCATCCAGGACCGCAGCTGGCCGTAGAACGCACCACAGTCGACCGAGTAGCCGGACGACGTGGCGATGCAGTTGCTGATGTCGTCCCGCAGCCTGGCGAAGGTCAGCTTCGACAGTGGCTCCAGCTCACCCAGCCGCCGCGTTCCGCCCTGCTCGTAGACGAACACCCGGTAGGTGCCGCAACCAAGCTCGCCCTGCACCCGGCTGACGTCGCCGACCGGGAGCGGGCCGGCATCCGAACCGGGTGTGTCGATCCCGATGAAGGTGCCCGACCCGGACCAGCCGGACTGGTGCCCACCGATCTGGTCGTAGGTACGGACCTGCCACTCGTAGTGGTAGCCGGCGACGAAGGTCTCGGCCGGGATCGCCCAGGTGCTGCTCGACCCCGGGGCGTTCGGTGCGATGTCTCCGAGGATGATGACCCAGTTGTCATCGTCGGAGCCGACCACCCGGTATCGCAGATCGGCCTTGGCCTGAGAGTTGTTGGCGTCTGGGTCGACGAACTTCCAGACGAAGTCCTGGTCGACATGGACATCGCGGCCGGTGTCCTTGATCGGTGAGATCAGGATGGGGGGTGTCGAGACCGACGAGACATAGAACGAGAACAGATCCGACCAGGCACCCCACTGGCCCTGGGTGTCACGGGTCTGGACCTGCCACTCGTGGAACCGGTTGCCGGGGAACGTGCCCGGGTTGAAGACGTACTCGGCCGCGCTCGCCGACGGCGGTCCGGCAACCCTGGGCGCGATCTGCGGCCAGCCCGACGGCTTGTAGATCGTCACCCAGTCCCCGGCGGCCCGGGTCGCGCTGGCTGACGTCCGGTAGCGCAGGGTGAAGCCGATCGCGTAATCGGCCGGATCGGGATCATTGTGGTTCCAGTGGAAGGTCGCCGACGAGAGCGTCGGCAGGGTCATCCCGGCGCCCTGGGTGTTGATCGTCAGCCCATCGGGCTGAGCCGGCGCCTGGTCCGACCAGAAGTCGATCTGGTTGTAGCTGGTCGAGTAGAGGTTGTGCTGGTCCTGGGCGTACAGCCTGGCGTAGTAGTGGGTGTTCAGCGACAGGCCGGTGACGGTGACGGTCGCCGTCTTCCCCTTGGCCACCAGACCGGACTTGAAGTCTCGGTAGTGAGCGAAGGACGAACCGACCGAGACCCGGACCAGGAGCCGGACCTGCTCGCCCTTGTCCGGATCGTTGACGACGGCCGAGACGTGGACGGACGATGTCGCCTTGGTCAGCACCGTGGTGTTGGCGTCGACGCCGTTGATCTTGGCCTGGGACGGCGGGGTCGGCGGAAGGTTCGCCGGAGCGGGCGTGCTCCAGGTGACGATCGCCTCACCGTTGCCGGTGCCACCATTGCCCTGCGTGCTGGCAGCGCCGGTCAGGCCGCCGACGAAGTTCGAGCCACCGGCGCCACCGCCACCTGGCGCATAGCCGACCGAGGATGCCTGACCACCACCGCCAGGGTGATAGCCACCGCCACCGCCACCGCCACCATGGGACTTCAGCGACGAGCTGGATGAGCCACCAGCACCCGCACCGGCCAGCACGGTGTCCGAGGCGTTGTGGCCATTGAACTGCGAGCCGGAGGACGACGTGCCACCGTTACCGCCCTGGGACTGGGTACCGCCGGTGGACTGGCCGGTGGAGTTACTGCCACCGTTTCCTCGGCCACCGGCACCACCGGTCGACGCACCACCGGGGCCACCCGCCCCACTGTCACCGGAGTCTCCACCCGCGCCACCGGCGACAGCTTTCAGCGAGCCGCTGGTCGACCCGACCCGGACATAGGTGGCACCGCCACCACCGTCGCCACCGGCCTGGCCCGTGTGCCCCGCTCCGCCGGCAGCACCACCACCGACACCACCGCCACCCGGGGTCGATCCGGAGTTCAGTCCACCTGAACCACCGACGTAGAAGAAGAGGTCCTGCTTGTCGTTGACCGCGAGGTTGCCAACGACCTTGCCACCCTGGTGTGAGCCGGAGCCCGCACCGTGCAGTTCGATCTTGACGGTCTTGACACCGGTGGGGACGTTGAAGGTGTGCCAGCCGGGACCGCCGAATGTAGTGCTCGGCATCAGCCCACCCGAGGCACCAGGGATAGGTCGACGATCGGCACGGTGTCGTGCTGTGGGCTGTCGACGGTGACCACGTAACCGAAGCCGCAGGACAGCTCGGGCCACTCGAACGGGTTGCCGGTCGAGTCGGAGATGATGGCGTCGGCACGGCGACGGCCCTGCCCAGGAGCGTCCATGTAGACCAACTTGTCCGTACCGTCGATGACCAGCGTCGAGGACGGTGGCATGTAGGTGATCACCAGATCGCCGCAGTAGTTGCACGGATCGCTGGACGGGTTACCGGTGTCGAAGACGTCGGCGTAGAAGCGGATCCGGGTGTTGCGGATCTCCTTGGAGCCGGTGGTCAGGGTGAGGATCGGCACCACGTCGCCCCACAACGGCACCGCTCCGCGGGGGATGACGAAGTTCCGCCGCAGGTAGTTGACCGGGAAGTTGAAGCACGTCGGCATGGGGCTCGGGACACCCGGCGGTGGCACGAGCAGCGAGCAGGTCGGGTCGTAGACCGGTGTGTAGCTGACGACAGGACAGGCCGGCTCGGTCTGCACGAAGCCGTCGTCGTCGAAGCCGCCACCATCGGGGGTGACGCCGCCGACGTACGGGTTGTTCACAGCCGGATCCAGGAAGCCCGCGATTAACGGGTACTCGGCACCGAACTCGATCGGGTTCGCCGCCGTCATCGTCCAGGTGACCGTCCAGGCCCGGCCGCCATCCATGAGCTGGGTCTTCGCCGTGACGTTCGGGCCCACCGTGGTGGTCACGTTGTGCAGGCTGTGGCCATAGCGAAGGTTGCAGTCGTCCGGAGTGTCGGAATCGCACTTGCATGGCGGACAGGCAAGGAAGCACAGCTCACCGCCGGAGCAGTTGCCGAACGCCTTGCCGAAGCACGGGCCACCACCGAGCACGACCCTGAGCCAGTGCATCCCGTACATCACCGCGCACTCACTGGCCCCGATCAGCAGCGCGCTGAACACCACGGCCCGGGTCTTGCGCCGGCGCCGACCGACGTACCCACCGTCGAGCGTCGACTCGGTGACGTTGGCCTCGTAGGTCGAGTCCTCGATGCCTGTGACGTCCAGCGGGTACACACCGTAGAAGTCGTAGGAGTCCAGGTTGCCGGGATCGGCCCACGGCGCGTCGTCCTGGAGCGGGCTGGAGTACGGAGGATCCTCCAGCAGCCAGTTCAGCTCGGGCTGGTTATAGACGGGCCGAAACCAGCCGGCGCCCATATGACGGGCGTACGCCTCGGTCCGGGTCGCGTTGATGACCTCGGTCCCGGCGAAGCTGAAATAGCCAGGCCACGCCATGCTGTCCTCCCTTCAGTCCGACTGAATCTCTAGATGTAGGCAACCGAAGCCATCCGAGCAATGACCTCGGATGCTACGGCTCGCGGGTCCTGTGTCGGCGTGATCACCGTGATGCCGCCGACGTCGATGGTCTTCCCGGTGTTGGCCACCTGACCGCTGCCGACGAACATCCCCTGGGCGATGGCCGAGAGTGCGCGCACGGCCGGATCCACCTGGGACAGCGGGCGAGCCAGGGGGACAACGGCTTCTGGCCCCGCCTCTCCGATCAGAGCCTGGGTCGGACCCATCACGACGCCACCGCTCGCCAGACCCATCCGGTGCTTCAGCTCGGCCAGGGTCGGCAGGGAGACGGTCGGAATGATGGTGCCGATGGCATTTGCGATCCGGCTGCCAAGGCCGGAGAAGGCGTTCACGATGTCGTTGGCGACACCACTCGCCGCCGTTCCGACGCCGGAGGCCCAGGTCCTGAACTGAGACACGAGATTGCCAGCCCCTCTGACGATGTCGCTCGCCAGGCCGCTGAAGGCGCTGACGATCTGGCGGACGATGCCCCGGGCGGCCCCGGGCAGACCGGCCACCCAGCGACCGAATGAGGAGATCAGGCTGCCTGCGGCATTGATGGCTCTGCCGGCCATGCCGACGAAGGCAGACACGATGTTCTGCGCCAGGCTGCGAGCCCGGCCAGGGAGCGCGGCGATCCAGGACCCGAACTGGCCAGCAAGGTTGCCGGCCGCAGTGATGATCCTCCCCGCCAGGCCGACGAAGCCGGAGGCGATCTGAACGGCAAGCGCCCTGATCTGTCCGGGGAGACCGGAGATCCAGGCACGGAACTGGCCGATGAGGTCGCCGGCCGCAGCGATGATCCTGGGTGCGAGGCCGACGAAGACGCCGATGACATCGGCGATGGCTCGCAGTGCGGCGCCCGGCAGGTCGGCCAGCCACTGGGTGAAGCCACCGATGACGTCACCGGCTGCGGTGATGATCCTTCCGGCCAGACCGATGAAGCCGACGATGATCTGGCCGACGGTGGTGATCACGGCCACTGGGAGACCGGCCAGCCAGGTGCCGAACTGTCCGGCAAGGTCACCGGCAGCGATGATGATCTTGCCCGGTAGCCCGACGAAGAAGCTGATGATCTGGGTGATGACCCCTGGAATGGCGGAGACGATCCCACTGATCCAGGTGGTGAAGGCGTCGACCAGGCTGCCGGCCGCGGTGATGATCTTGACGCCGAGCCCGGTGAAGAAGCCGACGATCTGGCTGATGAGCCCGGGGATCTGTGCGATGCCGCTGGAGATCCAGGAGTCGAGCATCACGCCGAAGTCACCCAGGGCCGATAGGACCTGAGGCCCGACATCATGGAAGGCGTTGACGAGCAGGCTCGGGACGGGCGCGAGCGTCTGGACAACGGGATTCGCGGCCGCGGTCTGAGCGGCTCCCCCGATGTCGCCCTTGCCGATCTGGGTCGCGATCTTGTCCCCGACCTTCCCCAGGTTGTCGACGGTGGCGAGGGTCTTCTGCTGCATCTGGTCGACCCACCCGACCGCCTTCGACAGGAAGTCGAGCAGCGCGGCGGAGTGGTCGAGGATCCAGAACAGGATGGTTCTGTTGAGCGG